ACGGTCTGGAAGGCGATGAACTCCTCCACCCCGTCATGAACCAACCACGCGACGTTCGCACCCTGTGAATAGTCCGGGCCGTTGGCCGAGACGACCTTCGAGGTGTCGGGGCCTGTGGCGACGACGAGCTCGTCAGAGGTCTCGTCGAGCGCGTCCACGAGCTCCCCCGACGGCGTGAAGAACGGGATGCTCGTCGGGGTGTCCTCGATGTAGACGCGGTAGCCTTTGGAGATCCCCGGTGAGCCTCTGCTGGCTATGACGACGGCCTGCTGGACCCCCGACCCCTGGGATTCCCAGTCCTTGACGGCCTCGTACGGTGCAAGCAGCGCCGCCTGGTCTTCGAGCGCCGGCACGTCGCCGGCGGGATCGACCCAGCCGCTGTCGCCCGGGGGCGTGTAGCCGGTCCAGCCGACGCCGAAGATGTCCTTCTTCGCCTCGAGCGTGATCCTCCCGTCCGTGAGTGTCCCGGTACCCATCCTCTGAACTCGGGCGACAAGGCCCTCGATCCCCAGCTTCGGCCAGTTCAGCACGAAAGGCGTGCCGGGGCGGAGCGCCCAGGTCACGCGGTTCGCGTCGATCAACATTCCAGGAAGCGGATACGAGGTCGCGACGAGTGCCCGCGCCGCGGCCTGCTGCGCGAGCTCAGACTTCGAGAATCCCCTGAGCGAGAGCTCCTGCGCCGACACCTGGCCGCCGAGCGCCTCGATCGCTGCAAGGTCGTCCGCCTGGACCGTCGTCTCTACGAACCCCGCCTCTCGGTCGACGTAGGTGACCCGCACTCTGTTTTTGGTCTCGGCCCAAGAGGCCCGCTCGAACGTCCTGAGTGTGCAGTTCGACTCGTCGAGCACGACGAGGTTTTCGACGTCGTAGTCGTCACGGATGAGCGTGACCGTGTAGAGCCCCGTCGTCGGTTCCTGGTAGAGAACGGCGTCGATGTGCCGGCAGATCTCCAGCAGGAGGTCCTTTGCCGACGTCGGTTGCTCGACCATCATCGACATGCCCATGCCCTCTGAGGCAAGCGTGGCGGCGACGTCACGGAACGCCGCGACGTCGATCATCCCCGACGGGATGCCGAGCCCGTTCTTCCCGGGGGGCATCGTGAGGACCTCGTAGATCATGGACATGGGGTTGGCGTCCCCGTCTATGTTCTCTGCGCCGCCGGTCAGCGAGAGCGGGTTCGGACAGCGTCTGAGCACAAACGAGACGTCCTTCAGGTACGACGAGGTCCCGACGTACAGCTGATTGAAGACGGCGTAGCAGATGCCTCTCCACGCCGGCACGTTTCCGAGCTGCTCCTCGAGGTACTCGTGCGGGTCCTGGTCGTCCGTCCCGTGGTAGACGTAGACTTCCCCGGCGACCCCGCCTTCCTCGTCCTCACCGCCGAAGAGCTGCTCCGCGTCGATGAGAATGTGTGTCCTGCCATAGCTCGGCTGGGGGTCGTACTGGACCTGGGGGAGGTCGTGCCTTGAGCTGATCCACTTGTCGTCAAACCGGATCTCCACGACCTCGTCGATCTCACCGGAGCACAGCACGAGCTGCATCCCGATGTAGTATTTGTACCCGACGGTGATCTCCTCGGCCCCGATACCGAAGATGCCGCCCTCCTCCTCCGTCATCCATTCTACGTCCAGGTCGCCGTACCACGTGACCATGGGGCCCTTGACCTTGCAGGTCCCCCAGAGGATCGGAACAACACGGCCCTCACCGATGGTCGGGACGTCGAAGTCACTGAGGGAGGACGGCTCAGGAGAGTCGTATTTGGGGCGGGGCTTGATGAGCGCGTACGCGATGTTCGCCCCGATCGTGAAGAGCAGGGAGACCCACCAGGACATCAGAGGCCTCCCTTGTACGGTGAGTCGATCCGGCCTCGGAACGGGTTGCGCCCGGGCAGGCGAGACCAGCCCATGTGGTTGTCGAGATTGCTGAACTTGTCTCTGCAGGTCGACTCGAGCCGGTCGCACCCCCAGTAGGCCCAGACCTGGTCGAGAGAGGCGAGCCCGGGCATCGGCGAGAGCAGCGTGACGGTGTCGCCCTCGTGGTTGCCTATGAACCGCATCTCGCCGTCGAGCGACACAAGCCGTCCTCCACGGAACCACTGGTCAGAGCGGAGCGCAAAGTCGTTCGACGTCACGGTGACCCCATCCACCGTCGTGACGGTGACTGAGTCCCGGCAGGCCGTCGGGTCCGCCCCGCACTCCGCCGAATAGAGAACGTGGTTGCAGGGAGCTTGCATCTGGATGACCGGCACGTTCCGCTCGATGAGGGCCTCGATGTTCGTCGCGACGAGCACGGCCTCTGAACCCGTGACGCGCGCCCTCGTGACCTTGCCGGTGAAGAACGAGACCGGGTTGGACTCGTCCCCCCGGTGCGCCGCGAAAGCGGTGATCCACACAGGCGCCGTCGGTGGCTCTCCGACGAAGAGCTGCGCGACGGGGTTCGTCGCGGGAACACTGACCTCCCGGATGTCGTCGCTGTCCTCCTGCGAGAACGACGCCTCCTTGCCGGTCAGCACTTCGGGGACGAACACACCGGTCGGCAACGTGATCTCTTCAGCGGCAGACGTGTAGAGCCAGACGGTCTCCCCGTGGACGATCCGGTAGCACTCGACCGGCTGGCCTTCATAGGTCTGATTCTCGCGTTCGTCGTACGTCGGCATGCCCAGCCCTCCTATAGCGGCGCTTCCATGGGGAGCTCACGTGCGTGGATGGTCGCCTGGGCGATGTTCCCGGACGGGTACGAGACCTCCGTGAGGTCCGGGTCGAGCCGGCAGAAGTGGAGAAACGAGATGACCGTTACTGCCTTCTCGTACGCGCTGACGGCGGTCGGGCTGATCGTCAGGCTCTCCGTGGCCTCGTCTCCGGGGTCCGTGGCGTCCGTGACCTGGTAGCAGTCGAACGATGTGCCCTGTCCCAACCGCCAGAAGCAGATATGGCGACGCGCGCCCGTGGTGCCGAAGAACTGCTGGCGGTAGCGGATCCAGTCGACCGAGATGATCGACTGCTCCTCGCTGACGTCCTCCGCGAGCGAGAGGTCCCACTGCAGACTCGGGAACCAGAACGGGACCGCCCTGCCTTTCCTGTCGTCCAGAAACTGCAGCATGCGGGCGGTCTCGGCTCTCCCGAACGCCGTCCAGATGAACGGGCGGTGCGGCGCCGGCGCCTCGGCCTGCTCGTCTGCGATGCGCTTTCCGGTCTTCGCGTCGAGCAGTGCGAACTTCCGGTCGTGGACCAGGTCGATCGGTCCCTGCCGGTCGTAGTCGAGCTCCAGGACGTCGTAGCCGAGGTAGGTCATGGTGTGAACCCGTCGATCGTGAACGTGAGCTTCTGCGAAGCGTGCTCGAGCGTCTCATAGGTATGCGGCTGTCCCGAGGCGAGCCTGCCGATCACCACGGGCAGGACCATCGTCACGCCTTCAGGCCACGTGCTCCTCACGCCCGTCGTCAGCACGAGGTGATCCTCCTCCACGGACGTGATCGTCTGCACCTCCCACTGGTAGGGTCCGCGCCAGAGCATCACGAGACCGTCTGCATGGAACGGGATGTGCTCGGTGTCGCAGTAGATGTCCGTGTCGTCGGCGGTCGCCTGCGCGGTGAGAGGGGTCTGGAATTGCCAGCGTCCCACACCGAACGTCCGCGCCTGGTTGCCGTAGAGGACCGCGGCCGCCATCTGGGCGTCGCGGCGGCTTGTCAGCAGGATCGTGTAGCTGATCGACCCGTGGGGCTTGGCCCGGAGCTGCCGTCGCTGTTCAGTGCCGTCGAACGCCTCGATGACGTCCGTGAGGTACCCGATCGTCTCCTGGATCCCGTGGACCATGTTCGGCCGGAACGGGTAGGGGATCAGGCGGAACCCGAGGACCGCGAGGTCGGTCCCCTCGTCCTCCAGACCGACGAAGACCCACGTCACGGTGTTGTCTACCTGCGGGTCACCCTCTGCGGAGACCCTGACGAGGTACGTCTCGGACCTCGACGCCGGATAGTGCGCCGGCAGTCCCAGATGATCGACGACCTCGATGCCGGCCGGACCTTCCAGGGTGATGTCGTCGAGCGTCTTCGCGGTGCGGAGGAAGGCATTCCAGACTTCGACCTCGATCTCCTGTTCCGAGATGACGGCACCCAGGTCGCGGCGCCGCGGCACCACGTGGATGCGGTCGTGGTAGACCAGGTCGTGA